ATTTATCATTCGCAAAAGTTCCTGCGATGTTGATTTCAATTTCTTGATCGTCACTCCAGATGGGTGTGCCATCTTTCTTTCGCATGTCCAGTGCTTCTCCCAAACGTGCGATAATGTCGTCAGTAATTTTCATAATTTCACATTGTTTAATTTATATGCTAAAGATAGTCTCATAGGACAAAAATCATATGAATATGCAAATCCTTTATGTTCCCAATTTCCTGGAAAAGATAACATTCTTTTTTGAATTGGATATATGAACTTACATCTGCTGTTTGGAGTTTTTATTTGAGTAAATCCTCCCCATTCTTCATCATATTCTGAAACATAAATCAACACAGTATTATCACAACCATCTTCATGAAAATGTCCATGAATATGTGGCAATTGTCCATTAAAATATATTCTTTGAATATCACATGATTTAATATTTAAATACGTTTTAATTTTATCAAAAAGATAATCATTAAAGAATGTAATATTGCTTACCATTAATTGTCCAAACTCATTAGCATTTACACCTTTTTTGTATGTTGATTTTTGTTTTAAGTACCAACTAGATTCATTTTTTTGCATATTAATGAATACATTTTTCAAATCTTCATCACTCAAAAAATTATCATAAACAATTATTTTATCATTCATAATTATCGATTGCGGTACTGAATATTATCTTTAATAGTATTATAGTCCGAACTGTGTCCTGAAAGCAAACTGTCATCAACCATCATAACTTCATCGAAACCTGTTTTTTCGATAATTTTGGTTTTAATGTCAAGTTGCTTTTTCTCTTTTTGGATTCTACGGAGAAAAGCATAATGAATAATCTGCGTAAAATAAGCAAAAGGATTTTTGGATTTCTCAGGATCAAAATTATGAATATATTGAACGCAATTTTCGATTCCATCTGAAATCATGTCCTCACGAAACATATAATTTACAAAGTTTGGTTTATATGATAAGTGAGTTGCGATCTTTAAAAAACAATCTCCAAGATAATTTGGAATGGGAGGTTTACCATCCCATCTTCGTGCTCTTTCTTCCTTTGGTTGTTCTCGTAAATCTTTACCGTATATCTCTTTATATTTCTTTTCGACTTTTGTACGGTAAACGATCATTGCCTCCAACAACTCTTTATTATTTACATAATGTTCTGATTTCTTTTTAGGCATGACATCGATTACTAATTCTATAAGATATCTTTATTTTAGCACATCAACAAAGACTTGACAAGGTAGCGTGTCAGCAGTAGAATACCTTTGTTAGGGTTAAAGGATGAGATTTAGCTTTCTTTAGTATCTTCTACTTCTAACTTGAATATATTTTCTAGTTTTTTACGGGCTTCTTTGACTGTTGAAATATATCCCATCTTTTCAGATGGCTTTACTTTTCCATATTGATTAAAATCATCAGTATCTTCATTAGAAGAGTCTGTAATATATTGAGTGTAGATATTGATTAACTTCTCATCTGTAGTTTCAGTCATAGTAATAATTTTATCTTGTCTAACAATAAAAAAATCATCATTAGATAGTTCTATCCAAGGTTTTACTTTTATATAAGATCCTCCTCTATTTTCTAACATTTTTACAATTACTGGATTTTGAAGAATGAGAATAGGATCTCCATCATTCTCGTCCACCATTACTAATGACAATACTTCTTCTCCAGATATCATTTTTATGATTGCGTGAAATTCATCTCCCATATTAATTTTTAAGCGGTATGTTTACAATATCATAATTAAAATTTTCTTCGTTATAAATTTTAATTCTTTCGATTAGATGATTTAAAGTATAATTTTTCCTGGACTTGTAGGAAATGTCGTCAGCAATATCATAGAGTGTTGCTTTTGTTTTGTTATTTCCTTTTCTGAGAACTCTACCAATTGATTGGAGATTCCTAATCCTTGACTTGGAAGGAGAAGCAAAAATAACATTGTGTAAGTTTTTAATGTTAATGCCAGTAGAGAATGTTCCATAAGATGCAACAATAATCGCATCATTCTCTTTCTCTGTAATCTCTCTTACTTTTTCTCTGTCTTCTGTTGCCACTCCACCATGAACAAAAAAGACATGTCGATCATCAATCTTATTGCTATTTATCATTTCATACAAAGGTTGACCATGACCTTCTACTCTGGAGAATAGAATAAGAGTATTACCTTTAAGATCGAGAGCAAGATTTCGAATAAATTTATTTCTTCGTTCATGATTTATGATATACTGGACCTCTTCTTCAAAATTTTCAAATCTATGTGCTGGGTGCTTCAGTAGAAGTACATTAATATCCAGTTGAGCAACATGTCCCTTTTTCATTAACTCATCAGTTTTGATAATCTTATATGATGGTCCAAAGAGACCCTCCAATACCCACTTATGAGTTTGTGTGCCATCAAGAGTTCCGGTGAAACCAAAACGATACTTACAATCTGCAAGTTTTGACATTATAGATATAAGAGACTTTGATTTAAACTGGTGTGCTTCATCTCCAACGACCACATTAAATCTTGAAAAATATTTGCGGGGTAGCTTGTAGATGGACTGCCAGGTGGTGATAATCACCTGAGAATCAGTCTCTCTTTCACGTCCCGCATAAATCTTGTGGCAAAATGAACCTACATCCCAACCATAGTCTGCAAAGTCTTTATACATTTGCTCTACAAGCGAAGTCGTTGGAACAACTATCAGAATATTTTGTTGCTTCTCAACATAATATCTCACAAGAGAATATATCATCAGAGACTTTCCAGAAGCAGTTGGGGATATCAGCAGTCTTCTATTATGTCTTAGAGCGTCGTAGACCCCTTCTATTTGGTAGTCTCTAGGGAAATACTTACAGATAGCATTTATATAGTCTTTAACGCCTTCCTTAGAGATCATATTGTTTGTCTCAAAAGGAAGACCATAAAATTTATTGTCTACAAACTCATAAGTATAATCATGAGTTTCACAAAATCTTACGACTTTATCCAATAAACCAACATATATCTCACTAGTTTCTGTATTGAATAAACGAATTTTTCCATCCCAGTGCCTATTGCGAAACTGAGGCATAAACTTTGCACCAGGAACCTCAAACGTGAACTGATCTGCAAGTTCGTAATAAACGTGAGGTTCTGCCTTTATTGTTAAATATACTTCGTTTTTCTTTTGAATTATCAAATGAGACATACATATAGGTTATTCCTATATGTATTTATTGCCTTGGACTATCCTCTTTCTGGAAGGTTATTTGCTCTCCCCGAAACATCCATTCTTGCTATCTGGTCCGCTCTTTCTTCTTTTTCTTTTCTCAATCTTCTTTTATGAGCCATAGAAAGTAATCCTTTATGTCCAACATGAGAAAGATCTTTTGTTTTTGCTTCTAATTCATGTGCCCCAGCTTTTCTATGATGTATTCCCCTTCTCCTTCTTTCTTCTGGAGTATTTTTATTCACTGTTCCCATCAAGTTTTTAGGATGGTGTCCATGATAAATTCCATCTGCAGCATCTCTTTCTACTCTTTTTTTCCACTCATCATCAGTCATACTTTTCTTCAATTTTGCAGAATAATGTATTGGAGTAATATGGTGTGCATCCAAACCCGCTTTTTTTAGTTTTTCTTCTTTTGCTTTACCAGATGCCATATGCTCTGGTGATGATACCGAATTTATTCTTTCTTTTCTCCTAGTAGATTGATTATCTCTTTTTGCTTTTAATACTAATCTCCAAAAAGGCATATCAGTAGTTTGAGCATTATTCAGTCTATAATCTTTTGGATTTGGTTTTGATTGACGAATCTTCTCAGCATCTTCTCTGGATCTAGTTCTAGTATATTTTTTCGCTTCCATAACAACATAACATTCATATATAAACTCACCAAATGTCTTTTTACCAAAAGAATCATTTAGTTTAGCCATTTGAACACCAGTCTTGGGATTTCTTTCTCCCATTCCTAATTTTTTATAAATTCTACCTCTTTGCTCTGCCCCTTCCTCACCACTTCTATTTTTCTTACCCTTAGACTTGGCAGAATCAATAGCAGTAGGAGTGTTTGTAGCAACTCCTTTCTTTGACTTCATCTTATTCTTTACATCCTTAAGAGCACCAACAAATTGTCTTGCTCTCTGACCAGGATCTCTAACTTTTGATTTGGGAGAACCAACAGTAATATCATGGACTGGCGAATCTTTTTTGGCACCAGTTTTACCGAATTGTTTTCTCAATTCTCTACTTTGTGGTTTATCTCCCTCTCTGTGTTGCTTTCTTGCGGTATGAGCAGCATAATCTCTAGGAGAACTATGAGTTCTTACCCATACAGGAACATCCTTTCCACTCTTTTCAACTTTTGGATCCTGAATTGGACCTCTTTTTCTAAATCCTGCACGAGAAACATCTCTTCTTGCGGCACCTTCCGATCCAGGAATATCCATAGTCCCAGACTTTTTGATTTTCTTACCCTTCATTAGGGTCCTTTCATCAAGAATTTCTTCTTCGAAATACATTTTTCTGAAAACTTTTTTAATTATTTATTATTCTCCACAATTAAACTTGAAATCCAAAACTGCCTTATATAATTCTGTTTTAAGATAATGTAGATGCTCCTGCTCAAACGGATGCCTGGAAGGATATCCCTCCCAGGTTTCTATTCTTTTACATACACAATGGTATAAAAGATGAATATCTTCTATACCAAAATCCATTACAAACTTGGATTCTTTGTCCATTAGTTAAATCCTGCTTGGAACCTGTGCCACTCGATTGCATTCTTAATTTGAAAAGTTCTATTAGAGATAGTCTTAATAATCTCTTCAAGAAACTTTAACATGGTATCGTAATATTTAATCTTTAAATCTACTGCTGTTAATCTTTCATCAGCATCAAGATAGCGTTGAAGTACATCTTTTTCTCTTATCTTATAAGGAAAAGGATCTTCTTCATACACTTCTGCAGGTGCTTTGCCTGCATAATAATTGTATCTTTCTAATCTCACACGATTAAAAGACTCTCTTGCCTTTTCTCTTAAAAGAGTAATCGTATTGTATATGGTATAGTATTTAGAGTGAAGTTGAGGAATTTTAAGTGATTCATCATGTAAGTTATCTGGATCTATGAAAGAATCTCTCTCCCACATCTCCTGAATTTGCTCAAGATTCATAGGGGCGTTCTATTGTCAGGTGATAGTATATTATAGATAGTATACTTGAAAGTAACCTCTGCTGTAAAGTAATTGATGTCCGTATCTGAAGATTCGAAATCTAGAGAAGTAAGAAATGTGGGAAATAAATCTCTAAATTTTACAATAGCAACATCTCTATAATTACTATTTAAAATATGAAGACTTCCATCACTAAATGCATTTTGAGGATCTGTTAAATTATCTCCAGTAATTAAATCTGTATAGTTTTTACCAGTTTCTGGAAATCCCAATCCAGTTAACCAATTATGTATTGACATATAATTTACAAGATTTTCATCAACCAAAAATCTTAAAGAAAAGTCACCATATGTTAATTTATCTCCGGGAATATCAATATCTTTAAGATAATTGGGTTGAATTGCTGTTCCTAAACTAATCTCCGGGATTCTAGCAGAATTTGAAAAAAACGATACTTTTGGATATCTTGCTAAAGTAAACTTAAATCCAATAGGAGATAAGAAATTCCTATTATCTATTTGTTTATCAAATGCTCTTGCCATTTTTAATTGTATTTAGATAAAAAAAGGGATCCCGAAGGATCCCTGTAAGAAATATGTGATAAAGAATCACATAAGGTTGTTAACACGTACTCTTCTGTAGTAACGGTTAGAGTTAACCTTCAGGCGTCCAAGTCCTTGACCGTCTGCATATGAACCCTCAGCGAATGGATTAGCGACGATGCCGTAGCGAGTCTTAAATCCAATTTTTGGCTGGAAGGTGTTCTCACCAACGGCACGAACCATTTGGAGAGGAACATATGGGCAGTAGAAGAGACCTGCATCGTAAGGCGA